AAAGTGTTAGTACTAATGCTTTGGTCTACATATGCAGCTAATACGGCAGCAGTTTTGATGTACCCATCACAATCTTTCTGATCCCACATTAACTGATATTTATTTTTTAGTTTTTGATACTCAGGTACTACTTGGACAAAAGATCCAGCTTTACTTTCTTTAACAGAAATTAGACTCATAGGCAATTCAATGCCATTAGTAGAATTAATAACTACTGATGAAGATTCAACTGGTGCAATAGCCATTAGTGTAGCATTGCGAACACCATATTTCATCATGCTTTCACGCAGAGTTTCCCAATCAAGTTCAGGACTAAATTCTGCTAAATCGTTAACTGCCTCTGCTCTTAACTCCCAAGGGAATATTCCTTGACCATATCGTGTTCTAGCACTTTCTCTGCAAGGACCTCGTTCTTTAGATAACTCTACTGTGGCTTCAGTTAAGTAGAAGGCTTGATGTTCCATCCAAGTTTTAACATCTTGTAGAGCGTCTTTCTCACCGTATTTGTATCCACGCTTGGCATGCCAATATGCTAGGTTAGTAACACCGATACCAAGTGGTTGAATCTCTTCATTACTTAATTTAGATTGAATACTGAGGTAGTCCTGATAATCAAGTATGTTGCATAGACTGCGCTGGAGAATACGACAAGCACGGCGCATGTCTTCTGGGTTACGGAACGCACCCCAGTTAATCGATCCTAATGTGCAAAGAGCGATACGGCCATCGCTATCATCTAACCGCTTGAAAGGACGAGTAGGAAGTAAGATTTCACAGCAAAGGTTGCTTTGATAAATTGTATGATACTCTGGGTCAAATGGACCTTGTCTCATAACGTTATCAATGAATACCAAGTAGATACGGCCTGTATCTGTACGTTCTTTTAAGATACCGCTTTTGAATACTTCTTCAGCACTCATAGTTTTTTTACGAAGACCGTCTTGGGTCTCATATTTTACATAGAGTTTTTCGAAGAGTTCGGTGTTTTTGTAGAAGGCTTCGTAGAGGTCCGGTACTTGGTTTGGGTCGAAGAACGTAATATTTTCTTTGTTCTTAAACCTACGCCAGAAGAATGCTGAGAGTACGACACCATAGTCCATATGTCTGACTCGGGTTTCTTCTGTTCCTTGATTATTTTTGAGCACAATAAGGTCATCAAATTGGTGATGCCAAATCGGATAGAACACAGTCGCAGAAGCATTTCTAATCCCTCCTTGTGAACAGGAACGTAAGTCCCCAAACCATTTCTTTAAGAACGGAATCATGCCAGTATGCATGATCTCGCCTCCCCTAATTGGACTACCCAATGGGCGTAGCCTACCAATCTCTAAACCTATGCCAGCACGTTTACTAGCATATTTAGCCATCATTTCTCCACTAGCAAATATGGAGTCAAGATCATCATCACTGCGTATGAGAACACAACTAGAAAACTGCTTTGTAGGAGTCCCAAGCCCAGCAAGAACAGGAGTAGCGAGAGTAAATAAACCGTCAGAGGCTGCATTGTAATATTCCTTAATATATTTTAATCTTGCTGAAAGTGGTTCTTCTTTATGAAATATTGTCGCGGCAGCGATCATATAACGAATTTGTGGCGTTTCATAAATTTCTTTTGAACTACGATTTCGTACCAAATACTTTTCAATTAACTGTTCAATAGCCGCATAACTATATTGTTCATCCCTTCCATGATCAATAAAGGCTTCCATTTTATTCCAATCATCTTCGCTATACCATTCTAATAATTCGGGGGTATATAAACCCACTTTTATATTTCGTACAACAACATCATAGAGTTTAGGAACAGTGTAGCTTCCATAAACATCTTTGCGTAGCATACTTAGTCGCTGTTTACCTGCAACATACTGATAATTAGTATGACCTACATCAGGATTGGTCTCAACGTCAATCAAGTCAACAATAGCCCTTAATGTAATTTCATCAATTTCTTTAGTCGTTATGCCATCATAAAAATGTGGTTGCGCTTTGATTTCTATCATACTTTGGCTTACATCGGCAATTCCTGTACATATATTTGCTATCTGTGCCTGCCATTTTTCTATTGTAAGGGGCTCTTTTAAGCCTGAACGCTTAACGACATTTATTCTCATGTTCAACCTATTTTTTTAATTATTTTAGAAATATCTATTAATTTAGAAATTTTAAAATCTTGTAGACAACTATTTACTACCATATTGGGCCAGTAATTAAGTATATATTTTGCATCATCTACCAAAACCAACACAACATCTTCATTATTGTAGTCTTTAGCGTGGGCAAAGTCAACACGATCCACACCCAATAGTAATAGAGTGTACACCATACCCAAACCACGAGCAATAGTACAGTAGTTATTTTCTGCTAATAATTCCCATGGATTGGGCCAATCATTAATAAAATCAGTATGAAGGTAGTGATTCACTAGTGGTGCATGTTGCCACCACCGATCAATTTCTACACAGGTAGTTTTTAACTCTGTATCTTCTAACGACTGTCGTAGACGATACCAACTCTTTAATCTAGTATCATATGCTGATTGAAATACATTGGACATTTATTTGAGTTCAACGCCAAATGACTCAAGTGCTTCTAATACTACATCATGAGTAACAAATGCTTCAGCGTTGAATTCACATTGTTCCCATAACCAAAATTGTTTTTCTCTTAGGTATTTTCTATCTTTAAGTAAATTAACATTTTCAGGGTGACCAAATATTACAGGATCGCTTTGGCCCCAAAGTACTATACCTGGTTTACCCTGATCCCAACAATAATGTTGGAAAAAACTATCAATACCCATCCAAGTCTTACATTCTTTAATCAATTCAGCGAGGTCTTCTAACGATAAATTTTGTCTAAAATCAGCCACTAGCGGTACTTCACCTTCTACCCCAACTTGAACGATATGCTCTTTGACTTGAGCAATTACTTCTTCCCAATATGGATAATTTTTAGGATGTTGTTTTCCATTACGCATTGTCTTTGCGTAGGGTGATAAAATAATCATTTAAATGCTTCCACAGTTAAAAATAAATGAGCAGGATAATGCTCTAGGTACTTGCTAGCAGCAGGTAATCTATTTACAGTATTAAACCCTGTCCACATTAGATGAGTACGGAGTTGGTCTTCGGTAAATAAAAACAAATGTTCCTGACCCTTTATCCATGGCATTGAGAAAAAATGTCCATATAAATGTACTCTATAGTCAGGTGATCCGTTAACGAAATCTCTACAACTTGCTAAGAAATCAGGTGTTTCTAAATATAATCTACCGTTTGGTTTTAAAACCCTATGCCATTCTTTAAGTACATCTTTACCCTTATGCCAATCAAAATGTTCAATTATATGAAACGCTTTTATTTCATCTACTGAATTATCTTCATATGGAATTGTACTTACATCAAATCTAGCATCAACTTTTCCATCATGGTATAAGTCTACATTGGTATACCCATCTAGGTAATCATCTCCGCAGGCTAAATTTAATTTAATCATGATTTATCCACATATAGTTTTCTAAATCCATCTTCTAAACTGCCCGTCCAATTCCATTGATCCATCTTCTGATATACATTGAAATGTTCAATTGCGCCAAATAACTGTTTAGCTTCGGCAATACTTCTACCAGGAACAATGTCAGGATAGCAAGTAAAAATGATAGGATTTTTAATATCAGGTAATACTTTCTTAAACACTATATGATCACCCATACCACAGTCTAATACAACTATAGTACTATCTCCAAGATTCATTATGTTTTTAAATATCTGCTCATCATGCATGAACATTTCATAGTGACCATCTCTGATACCACCATCTTTGTTTTTTAAATGCCAAGTAACTGCATTTGGTACTATAAGATTTTTATAGCCCCGCTGTTTTAGTGCATAGGTAAATAGTGTTTCTTCTCTATGTGCTATTCTACTTAAGCCCAAATGATAATCTGCTATTCCTGCTCTATATAAAAATGAACAATGTAAATGGTCTACTTCTTGTTTTTCTTTAATATAATACCACTGTAAATTGCCTTCATTATAAATGTCTTCAATTTTACCAGTAGCCTGTATTTCTCCACCTAATGGAGGTGTTAATACACTACCACCTACTCCACCAACATCGTCGGCTATATGAGAGTATAATACTTCTAAAGTATTGGCTTCGGCAACTGTATCGTCATCCATGCGCCAAACCCATTTATATCCCATTCTATTTGCTTTGTCATGATTAAAATGTTGACCTTTCTTTTCAGCAAATAACCATTCCCATTGAATGCCTTTTTGATCTAGCATTTGAAAAATGTATAGATAATGCTGATGTTCTCTTACATCAATAGGTTCTACATTATCATCAAATACAATGAGTTTATCGGGCTTCATTGTTTGATTAACTACACTCATCATTGCTAATGGCAATGTAGTATCGTATCTACCTCTAGTAGATATAGAACATAATATATTTTTACTCATCTTTTCCAACGTTGGTTACAATAAGGAAGTTCTTTCCAATTAAATTTATTACCCAAATGATCTACTTCATACCAATATATTTGATCCGATCTTACATTAGTAAATCCAAATTCTTTTAATTTGTTTTCTATTATTTCTTTACCTTTAAATGTAGGATGTAAATCAGTATGAATTTCTAATACTATTTCGTTAATCCTATCCATTTCTTCTTGGGTAGCATTTAATAATACATCGTACTCAGCACCCTCACAATCAAGCTTTAATAATATGTTATTACCTTCTATCATTTTTAAAATAGTAGTTAATGATAGGCTACGGACCATTTCACTATTTTCAGCAACATTATACATACTATTAGCACCAGCATTATCATTATCGTTGCTAATCTGAAAATACTTTCCATGCTCTGCGGATACTACGTTTTTCAATGCTATAATAGAAGATAAGCCTGATCGTTTTACATTGGATTGAAAAATGTTAAAAGTTTTAGAAACAGGTTCTATTCCTATTACTTTTTTAGCACCTAATGATGCGGCTAGCAATG